CTGCGTTGTTCGCTACACCTGTACCGCCTCGGTTTGCGGCGAGGGGCGTGGTCAACCCTGTGAGCGAGGTAATATCTGAGTTAGCCCCGGAAGCCGCCGCGCTGAGGTTAGACCTAGCACCTGAAGCTGTTGTAGACCCCGTACCACCTTGAAGAACAGCTAGTGCTGTGCCAAGAGTAGCAGCTCCAGTTACAGATAAATCGCCACTTGTAGATAAGTTTCCACTTGCACTTACGAATCCGGTTACAGATGCGTTTCCACCTACAGAAAAACTACCTACAACATGGTTAAGGGCTTCAATCGCATTAGTACCGTCTAGATATACAATAACTTTTTTACCGGCGGGGATGGCGGTTCCAGTTCCAGCGGCGGTGGTCCCATTTACAGCGGTAGCAACATAGAACGTACAGGTGTAGGCTGTATTGTTCCAAACAAAATAAAATTTCTCGGTGGGTGGGGCGTATATTTCGTAGCTTGCAGATAACGTACCGGCGTTAAGTTTTAGTACTGCGTGTCGAGCTTGGTCTGTGCTACCGTCAACGGCGGTCAGGGCTTGTTTATTAGCAGTAGGGGAGACGGTAACGGCGACGTACCCACCAACAGCCTCATCAATCATCGAGGTGATGTTGTCATTGACAACGGTACCCCAAGTTCCAGCCTGCTCACCGTTTCCGGGTTTAGCAAGACGCAGATTTGTCGTATAAGTAGTAGCCATTTATGTCACCACAGGTGCCCAATTAGGGGCTTGGTTTGTGTTAATTGTATTCCAAGTACCGGCTGTCTCATCTATAGGAGTCCAATTAGGATCTTGATTGGTGTTAATTATACCCCACACAAGGGAAGGGCTAGTAGAAATTGTCATCCCTGCGCTAGTTGGATACACAGTTACATCAAGTACAAGAGAAGTACTGCCAACAGAGCTTGTTACCCCTACGCCAGTCGGAAAAACATACAGCTGTAGGTCAACTGCAACATCCCCCACCGCCGTAGAAGCGCTTACCCCAGTAACTTCTTGACTTACACTAAAATCTACTTCTACGGTGCCAATTGCGGTAGTGCCCACAACCCCCGTGACGGCTACATCAACGGGAACTATAACGGCAACGCCATTAACGGCTGTGGTACCCACAACCCCCGTGACAGCTACGTCTACAGGGAGCGAAACAACAACATCATTAACGGCTGTGGTACCCACAACCCCCGTGACAGCTACGTCTACAGGGAGCGAAACAACAACATCATTAACGGCTGTGGTACCCACAACCCCCGTGACAGCTACAGTTACGGGTATAGAAACAGTTACGCTCCCAACCGCAGAAGTTAACGGAAAGCTTACATTTCCATTACCCCAAGAAGCAACACCCCAACCTTGGCTACCCCACCCACCAAGAGCAACGGTGACATCAGCCATAGCACATTAAGCAATACGAATAATCGCGTTAGAGGCGTCAGCGGTTGGGAACACGATTGTAAAGTTACCGGCAGAAGCGGTTTTGTCCGAACCAAAATCCAGTACAGCTACCGCTTTGTCGGTCTTGCTGGAGTTATAAATCAGAGCGCCACGGGCCGTGATACTAACAGACGAGAATGTTAGATCATTGAAATCACAGACGGCAGTAGAACCTGAAAGGGCTGGGGTAATACTCGTTAATGCAGCGCCGCCAGCCGTGTAGTTGGTGCCAGAAGTTTCGTTAGTAGCAGAGTAAACGGTTGTAGAGGCCGTAAGGGTGGCCGCAGATGTGTACAAAGCTAGTTTAAATGTATCGCCCGTAGAAGCCGTGAAGTTGTGCGTCGCAACAAGTAGCTCTTGTTTGAACGAGTTACAAATAAAATTACCAGTAAAAGCCATGATTAGCCCCTAAATTTGCGATCCGCTTCGACTGCCTGTTGTATTGTTGAAGCAATTACTTCACGAATCCGTGTTTGAAACGCCCTAGCTTGGGCTTGAATAACTGGGTGTGCGGTATCCCCAATCGAAATAACTTTGTTGGTAGCCAGATCCGCCCACTCGTGAGGAGTGTAATCTCTACCGTCTGTCGTATAAACAACCGCCGTACCAAGCAAAACTGAACCTTGCTGTGTGTGCATTATTCCACCGGAACGCGAGTTTGAACAGTTCGGTACGTATCTTGACGGGACTTACCATCAATCAGTTTCTTAAGCAACTTCATCTTTTCACCAAAGATGGTTTGGTACTGCATGATCAAGTCTTTCTCGCCCTTCATGTACGTGTAGGCTTCTACTAGCGCGCCATACAGTAGGGGGCCATCAAAATTATCGCCAAGCCAAGATGTACCAGCAACGGACGTAATTGATTGAGGGTATCCAAAATAAGCAAGCTCCGCTGAATAGTTGGCATTTGGGGTGGGCCCAACAATAAAAGTTGTATCGTCAAACAGAGCATAGTATTTGGGAGTCCCCGTGTTACCGGGAGCGGCATATGCCGCGCGAATCCACTCAACGTCTTTATCTAGCAGGAACGTATATGAATTAAGCCCATCAGTACTGATAACGGCAAGAGAATGCGAGGATAAAAAATCAGTAGGGGTGGCTAGGTAGCGGTTACCTAGCGTGAAGGTTCCAGTAACACTCTTACGCGACGCGGGCAGCTGGACTTCGTTGGTAATAAACTGTTCAGCTTGAACAATAAATAGGTCTAGCTCGGCGTTGGTAAACGCCGTATTCTCTGTATAAGAGATAATCGCATCGCGTAACTGCGTTAAATTCACACGGTTGTCCTAAAGTTAACACCCTTAGTTGCCGCACCAGCTCCACGCGCTTTGATATGGCTGATATGCTCACCAGCTTTTTCCCGGCGATGTGCGGGTTTGGTATCCAAATTTTCTTGTGGATAACCAGCAGTGTGTGGGATCGTGATTGTTTTACCACTCATCGTGTGGGGTTTTGCGTATGCCTCGGCGGGCAGGTTGTTTTTAGGCATCTTAGCCACGAGACCTGCTCCCTTGATTAGACACGCGAGACATGTTGCGACCCATCTTCATGCGGTCCATTGACGTAGGGCCACCGGCTTTCATCTTTTTGACGTTAGCGTCAGGGTGGGCGTTTTTGCCTTTCATCATGTGGGCTTTAAGGGCCGATTTCGTATCCATGGTGTACCTCAAGTAATGTTTATGGTGACTTCGCCAGCTTCCGTTCCAAGTCCGCTTGGTCCGAGGACTGGTACAAATATTGCACGCGATTGCGAGTACGATGTGTCGGGTCGGGGATTCCGAAGTGCTTGCGGGTCGTTGACAGGATACATTCCAAGTTGGAGTTGCGGGTGGTCTTCTTCCCAGCACTCGGGGCACACGCGTAGATTAACATTCTTTGTCTTGATAGTTAAGGTTTTTAGATCCGCAAGATCATACCGGAAACTGCACCGATCACAAAACCCAAACGCGTGTTTACCTACGGCAAACGGATTACTCACTACATCACCATACGCCGTGGGACAAACCGTACGGGGGCACGGTCTCTGTCTTCTGCACTAGCTAATTCCCAAGCCTCATCGTATTGAGCTTTTAACATCTGCAACCGGTCCATTCCTTCTGGGATCTTTGCAGCAATCATATAAGCCAACCCAGCAACTAGGCAGGGTAGGAAGCGAAACGGAATATCTTGGGTAGTCACCCCAGTGCCAGCGTCTTGCAGTCTGCGAAGGCGGTAATACACCAGCGTGTATGTTTGGGAACTATCGGGCACGGGCCAAACCGTGATTTGCGGGGCCGTTACTGTCCTGTTTATGTAGATTTCAATTGGACGCCCAGTGGCAGTCTTTGTGGGTATTGTCGCGTAGGTCGACACGCTGATGCGTGAAATTGTCAAATCTACTTGGGTGGTCCCAGACCCTGTACGGATGACGTGCTCAAGCAGGTCAATAGTGTCTGCGGGTAGTGTGTATGTAGCTACGCCGGGGGTAAGCACTTGCGTGCCTTGCTCTACTGTCCAGAGATTAACACCACGGTTAGCCCACTCCGCCAACAGCAAGTTCAAACTACGAATGGCTGTTTTGAAATCATAACCAGTTCTAGACTTACGTCCAGCCCGTTCAAACGCTTCGTCGATAATCTCAACGGAATCTAGCGTAAATATAGTGGTGCCGCTGGTAGTCATTTTGCTGCTACGCCTCTATGCTTCTCAAACGTACGCATACCGCCAAAACCAAGGAGACCGGCAAGGAGCGTCATAAGTTGTTCAACTTCAAGGTTGGGTGGCGCTGGCAATCCGGACGGAATGATATCAATACCTTGTCCAAAAGACCATCCCCACTGCATGAGTGGATAACCGAGGAACTGATAAGCAAGACCAAAAACACCAACCCAACCAACAGCCGGACGCCAACCAGACACAAATATATTGCTTGAACGAGCTTCAACCCTGTTAACTTCAACTTGGGCCAGATCAGTGGTTTGATCAATCCGTTTTTCCTCAAGGTCAAGCCTGCGCTCCTCCAGCGCCATCTCCAAGCGTTCTTTATCTGTAGTGATGAGCGAATCCGCAACTTTGCCAACACCCTCAATGATTGACCCAATACCAATCAGATCCATTATTTAAGTCCTTTCAAAGTGCGATTGATCCAGCCAAGGAGAAATTTAGACT